CTATAAATGTAATTGCATTTAATCCCATTTATAACACCTCATTGAAGGTCTAGGATTTTACCTTGACCACGGAAGTAAGTACAAACAGTTTCAGCAACAGTACGGTAAAGTCCTCGGTGTCCGAGTTTCCCATGTCCGAAAACATCAGCATTAATTCCACCTTCAAAGTATTCAGTAGGCTTCAATGTGCAAAGGAACAAGTTATCAGTATCTAGAATTAGCATATCCGAAATTCCTGCTCCTCCGTTAGGCATATCCTTAACAGGGATAATAGGGATATCGTGATAAGTAGCAACACGGAATCCCATTTCTCTTCCTTCAACACCCTTAATACCATTGTGGGAAGGAGTAATTTCTGTTCTTCCCATAAAGCGTTCTTGTGCTTGAAGCAATTCTCCCAAAGTTTGAATAGTATCGTATCCTGTTAGAATAACCTTTGGTTGTCCACCACGAGCCATTAGGTTGCGTAGTGCAGTGTTCAAAAGATTAACAGTAAGATTTCTTTCAGTACCACTGTTTGAATCAACATAGGATTCAAGGTATGGTGTGTTAGAAGTATGTCGGACTTGTCCGTACAAATCATTCTTTGAGGTTAAAGTACCCAAGGCATCAGTTTCAGCGAAGGTTGCAATAATCTTGTAAAGGGTCATAAGCGATACATCAGCCTTTGTAGCGTGAGCATCAATACCCGTTCCAGCAACATTGGTTAAGTCCTGCAAAATCATTTTGTTCATAGATTCAGCGTGGGAAATACCTACTTCTTCTCGGTAGTTAGCAATCAAGTCACCGATACCATCATCAAGTCCACCCATCAATTGAGCAACTTCTGAAATTTCAAAAGTGTGTGCAACAGTCTTAGGGGAAACATGAAGGTTTTGGTAAACAGGCTTAACATTTGTAATACCTGAAAGTGCTGCATTCTCAGCAGTACCACCTAAAGAATCAAGGTCACTTACTGCGAAAGTATCATCGGCTCCACCAATGGCTCTTTCCGACATAATTCTCCATCCACTAGACTTCCAAGGTTTCTTAGGAAGAATAGACAAAGCATTAATTTCACGGTTAATCATAGACCAAACTTTCTGTCCATAAACTAAATTATGAAGAGTTGCATCTCCACCGGGAGTTGCTAAAGCGTGTCCTGCATGAATACCAGTAGTTGCGCCGGTTGCTTTTAGTAAGTTATCGCCACCTAATCCATAGGTTGCTCGCTCCAAATCTCCAATTGTCTTAAAATATCCTGTCATCTTAAATACCCCCCTCATGATTTGAGAAAAGACTGTGAACTTCATCCCAGTTCATTTCTCCAATTCGGGAAAAGTTTTCACTAAGTCGTTGAGTAGTTTCCTCAACAGATTGTGCCTTAGCGATATCGTTATTTTCCATACTCTTCTTTAGTGAAGTCAATTCTTCACGGAGTTGGGAAAGTTCGTCTTGTGCATCAAAATTAGACTTAGCAATTTCATGCTTTTCAATTTCTAATTCCTTCAAGTAGCGAGATTCAAAATTAGACTTAACTAAATCGTATGCTCTCTCTTCTTCCTTTTCTGCTCGGAAACTCTCGTATGCCTTTTCTAGATTACTAGGAGAAAGGTCTAGAGTTTCTACACCCTTTTGCTCCATGTATTCTAGGTTTTCCATTTCCAAGTCCTCTTCAGCATCTTGGTAATCTTCCATTTCCATTTCGTCTTCTGTTCCACCACGAAGGGATTTCATCTCTTCGTCTTGTGGGGCTTCTTCCATCTTATCTGTATCGTCGTCGTCATCCTTCAACAAAACTGATGTTTTCAGTTCAGCCATTACTTCGTTAAATTCGGCTAATGCCTTTTCTATTTCACTCATTTTTTTGTCCTCCTTAATTATATTAAACTTGGCTTCGGGATTAATCCCTTCTTCACAAATTGTGATTTCATGCAATTCTAACTTATCAATTTCTTTATAACTCCCAATATCGGGGTCATACTTATTTGCCTTGTTAATTGCTTGTCCTCCAATTGAAAAGGAACGAAGTTTTCCACGACGAATATCCCGTGAAACCTCCTTTGCCTTTTCTATATCATTTCTTAACTTTATCACTACAAAAAAACCTGTATCATCTACGCCTGTTTTAAGGACTTTTCCTTTGGAATCCTTATATGTATCCAATACCTCTCCAACTTGAACATTGGAGTGGGTAATCATTACATTCCTAAAGCGGTCATTCTTCATAAATCCATCAGCCGCTTCTCTAATTGCGTTAAGAGTAATCTTGTCATTTTGCTTATCCACTACATCAACAGATGCGTAGCCAGCAATAACACATTCATTATTTTCCTTAAGAATGACAAACTCTCCCCCATCAGTAGGGGTATTGCCGAACATAGGAGTTCTTAACTGCATGGTTATTAGTATGTTGCGTGGCTATTTAAAGATTATGTAAATATTTATAATATATATCACAGTTTGATATATTTATCTCCTCTAGCGTCAATTAAACCATCATCCGAAGATTCGGGAGTAGGTTCAGTTTCATACCCTGTCCAAGCCAACCACATTTTTTCTTCCTTTACGGGAAGATACCTAATATGTAGTTTGGATTGAATATCTTTACCATTAAGAATGTATTCGTGATATCCATGTCTTTGCGCCCCTAACATAAGATTACCCTTATCAATTAACATATCATCGTTAATTTGTGAAACTAAACTAACTGGGTATTTTCCTGCTTCTCCTAAAAAATCATAAATATTATCCTTTGATTTAATATCCACTTTCCAATTATTTTCAAAATCTTTATGTTTAATTGTGAAATATATATTTTCATCCTTACCCAACCAAAGTAAAAACTCGGCAACCTTTTCTTCCATTTTAACAATTAACTTACCATCGTGGTAAAATCTATCCTTACCCTTAATGCCGTAAGCATCTCCCATTCTCATGAGTCTTGATTTCATTTTACCCATGCCGTTTTTTTCTCCAAAAAGACGATTAACTAAGTCTGCATCATGTTTTATTGCTAGTTTGTAGATATCCTCTAAGGACTTAGTACCGTTTGAGATTAAGAGGTTTTGAACAAAGGTCATAAATCTACCATTGTCCTTACCGTATGCTCTTTTAATTTCCTTCTTCCAAACTTCCATGTCAGGGTAGGCGTTTTTAGCCATTAGGTTCTTTTCCTTAAATCCGTGAAAAATTAACCCATCCATATTTAATTCCAAATCCATTTTAGCAATTCCGTGTATTGAATCTGTTATTGTGTAAGATTTTTTAAGTGCCTCTACCTTGTAGTCCTTAAGACTTTTACGACCATTTTTAGTTAAAAATTCAAGCGTTATTAACTTATCCGATTCCGTAACCTCTGGTATTTCATGAAATTTAGCATTATATAAAGAGTAGCCCTTCTTAGCATTACCCATAACTTCATCAACCTTAACTCTTATAATTTTACCCTCATCTAAACTAACTTTAGTATTTGTGGTCTTGCCTATTTCTGCATAAAATTCCCCATTGTGTTCTTTTGATTTAGGGGTATCTTCGTCAACAGGCCCGATACCTAAACTATATGTGTATGACTTATTTTTATTAGTTCTCTTAGATAAAATATATACATCTAAATCAATGATTTTTTTCCATTTAATCCACTTGGGGTTTTTCTTTTTACCTATAACATAAGAGGATTTAGCATCCTTGATAACAACACCCTCCGAGGTAGGATTATTCATAATCTCCATAGCATATTCTTCAATTTCTTGATAGTTGTCTGCATCTCTTGTGTTCTTTTTATTAGGGAATAGGATAATATCATTAGTTAGTGCGGTAAATTCACCAATTAAAACTTTTAATCTATCTTCTAGTTTTTCCATAGCAATACTTTCTTTGTCGTAAGAAATAATATCAAAAATATGGATTCTAATATCACCCTCACCCTCAACCTTTTTATTGATATGTGCTAATGTATCAGCCCGTACTAAAGGTTCATCACCTTGATATAAAACTGCTTCACCATCAAGAATACAATCCTTGACCTTTTCTTTGTTTAAATAATCCACACACTTAGAAAATTTAGAAGTAATATCATTACCGTTGAAGGAATAAATCTTCACACTATCTCCCTTTTTATGTACTTGGACTCTCAACCCATCATACTTTTCTTGTATAATAAACTCTCCAGTCATCCCCTTAATTTCTCTTAAGTCTTCAATGTCAAATATTCTATACATGGGTTTGTTAGGTGTAATAAATCCTGTTCTTTTTTCTTCTTTCATAAGTGAAGGTCTTTCTATAATAGAAGTATATAACTTTTTAGCGTTATTTTCTGTAACATCTAATGTTTTATCCGAATGTAGAATACCTGTTTCTAAATCAGGAAATAACTGTTGGTATTCGGGTTCCTTTAAAAGGTTCCTCAATTCAACTACT